AGGCTTGTTGGCATCGCTGGGGTTGTCCACGTTGCCAAGGCCCACGTTGGATTTCGTCAGGCCGCTCTGGAAGAATGTCTTGAGCACCGACAGGGGGAATTTGCTGGTGGTGTTGGATTTCACGCCAGCGAGCACATCGTTCGCTGCTGCGCTCGATACAGCGGGAAGTTCGCTGATTTTCTGATTCGCAGTATCTGCCAATTTCGATCACTCCTCAAGAGAATAGAATGATTGCTTCTCCTATGCTCCCCACGGTCACGGAATAGAGCGCATAGCCAAGCTGCCCGAAAGGACTGGTCTTTGGATAGATGGAGCTGGGCCACATCACGGTCCCCAGCGCAGTCTTCTGGTACAAGCCAGAAAGAGAATCCCAAATGTACCCGTCATTTTCCGCGATTCGGATGGTAGTAGCCGTAGTGGTTGTGCCTTCGGTGTCCAGCAATCCCTCATACGCCATGTCCATGGTGTTTCTGTTCACAACTACGCCGTGATATCTGCTGTCCTCATCGCGGTAATAGTACGATATCAGGTTTTTCGCGCTCACGCTGTTGTAGGTTCTCGGTGTCTCAAATTGCTCCAGTGTTTCAGCTCCCATGTAGTCCTCAATGGAAAATCTACAGGTAACATACTCGTCAAGGAGTATGGACGCATCTTCTGGGTCATGGAGTCGGTGATAGGCGTAGGCATAGTTCTGATCGTGCCCAATGTACGTCCCCTGGGACGAATTTTTGGCACTCGCACCGTGATATACTGCATACATATGCCCAAAGTTGTCAAAGTGGTCTGTATAGGTAACGGCGTAGTAGTCCACGGCAGCTTGATCGAATATACCACCAATCGTCCCGCCTACGCACACGCCCACAGCTGTTGCACTAATCGGCACGACCCATCTGATGTTAGGCCATTGTGAAATGTTGCATCTGGTCAGAGCGTAAAGCAAGTCTCCATCCTTATTGTAAGTCCACACATCGCAGCGAGATTGCTGACCGTTGGCGAGAGCGAGAATGCCGTTTCTATAGCCAAAGACTAGAGTATGGGTTCCAGTGTACGGCAAAGTGATCGGCTTCGTGGTGGAACCGTCAGCAAATACAAACCTCCATATTTCACGGTTATCGTTGTCTGAGGCTTGCGTGATACAATACCCCATGACACCTACGCCCACCGTAATCTTGTAGGCGTGCTGCCCTTGATCAAGGATTTCCCCGGACAGTCCGTCTCTGATCCGCAGGATATTCCCGCTCGTCACTCGATCAAAAATTCGGTTCTTGGCATCCACGAAAAACGGATTGTTCGCAGACATCATGTCCGACAGACGGTTGATCTCGCCGTCGTTGTTTTTCTGGACAATGACAGTTTCCCCCTCCCGGATATTGCGCTGAATGCACGTTGCCCGGACGGTGTATGTTGACAGAGGCCCCCGCTTTTGTGTCACATTCTGTCGTGTCAGTGCCAGCAACGTGGCCTGAGCCAATGTGCTGTTTTTCACGATGCAGCCTCCTCATCCTCCGGGATGGTGATCGTACAAGTGTGCCCATCGGGCCATGTGTAGGTCACGGTGTCACCGCTGACGGTAAATTGCAGCTGGTGCCCTAGCTCGTCCCCTTCCACGGTATAGGTCACGGTTCCCGTGTCCGGGTCGATATCACATGAGGACAAACGGCGGTGCATAGCGTCCACAAAACCGTCATCCGACCAGGCGATGTCCACGTTCTTCCCGGAGCTTGCGACATAGCGCATGAGCAAGTTGCGCTGGGCCTTGTAGATATACCCCTTGCTGTTTCCATTCTCATCGCCAGCTCCAAGAATGATCTGCGGCTGATAGACCCCCTCTGTCAAGCTAAAGGCTTGCTGTGCCTTGATAAGCTCCTTATACAGATAGGTCATCACAGGCCAGTCCGTCACTTCGGTGGAGGCATAAATCTGCTTTCCGTCTGCGTCCAGCGGATACCCGTCCGACGTGTGGCCCACAGGCTCCCGCTGCCAATAAAGGCTCTCTCCGTATCGGTTGGTGGCCTGGGCTTTTGCGTAGTCTGCGCTCTCCGTAGATAGGAAAAGGCCATCCTCCGTGATTAGGAAGTCCCCGGCTTGCGTAATGAGGATGGAATCCGATACAGGCGCACCCGTGATAAACTGGATATAGTTGTCCTGGATCTTGATGTAGTTATCGTCCGAAGCGTCCCCCAGCAAATACTTCCGCACCCGCCTAGATGTACTCAGCCTGTCCACCGTCAGCTCGGCAATGTCGCCGTTTTCTGCATAGAGGGAATCGGTGAAAACAGCATCGGCCCCAAGTGCTCCGTCGAAAACGTAGTCGCCCTTGACGGGGTCAAAGTAGATGCGGTCTTTCATCACCCCATCGATCAGGGCTCGCATAGCGAATGTGTCCGAATTGAACACAGCTTCACTGGCGCCATCGCTGCGTTCGATCTTGATGCCGTGCTCCCGGGAGATTGTGGTGCCGAAATACGGCTGCCCCAGGCCGACTTTATCGTTCAGGGCCCGGATCACCGAATCGACGAACGCCGGTACCGGCGTCCCCGTGACGATCTTGACGTGCATGGGGTTGAAAGGATCCGCGTCGATGGAACAGACGCGAGAGGTGGCGTGCAAGCCAAGGCTGTCATAGTCGATGCTGATGGCGTCGCCCAGAGCCAGCGCTGTTTCCCGGTAGAAGGTAACGTCATAGCTCTGGCTGTCGCTGCGATCGTCCAGGACGGCGCTTAGGGACTCCACGTTCTTCTTGTCGCTCAGCTCGACGGGGACGGTGCTGCCGATGTGCTGCAGCAGGCTCACCGTGAATCCGGAGAAGGATATCTCCGCGCCGGTGGCCGCCGCCCAGCGGATCACCGCGTCCCGCACGTTGGTGGGGCTGGTGAAGGAATAGAGCGTGGTCTCGGTGACCTCCACTGTGCCGACAGAGAAACCGGTGCCGTCCAGCAGCTGCGCCAGCACCTCCGCAGGCGTGCCGTAATATGTGCCCGCAGGAAGTGGATCCTCATTGAGCCGATAGGACACATGCTCGCAGGAGATCTCCTGCAGCGGTTTGGGGACGGCTGTGCGCTTGGCCACACGTACAACGTCGTAATCCTCGCCGCCATAGCTGAGGACGTCGCTGGGCGTGACGCCGGGCACGGTGCCGATCTGCAGAAGGCAGGAAAAGGTCATCTCCCCGCTGAGGCTAGAGTGCCTGGCGGCCTTCAGCACGCGGGGCACCGTCGCTTTCAGGGTGCCGCCGGAGCTGCGGATGGTGATGCTGCCCACATCCACACCTCCTCACATGGCCGCGCCCAGGTTGCGGACGTAGGCCTGCCCCTGGACCCAGAAGATCTGCGCCATCGCCGTCCCCATGATCTGATCGTTCAGCGTGACGGGGATCGTCACATTCGCAGCCGGCAGCGCACCGGTTCCGGAGACTCCGCCACCCGATGCGGCGCCGCGGAAGGCAGATTCAGGCAGCGTCAGCTGCTCCCGGACGTCAAAGCTCTCGGCCAGCTGTGCGCGGAGCTTGCCGGTGTTGTCCCGGATACCCTTGATAAAGAGATCCATCATATCCGGCGCAAACTCATGGAAGTGTGACAAGGGCCCCTCCTCCGGCTCGCTGAAGCCCAGGAAGGACTTGACCGTTCCGGCCACATTACTGACGCTGGTTTTAAGATCGTTCCACTTCGCCGTGATGCCGTCCACGAAGTTCTGAATCAGGTCGCGGCCCCACTGACCGGCGGATCGCACCTTCTCCATGAAACCCTCCCGGATGCTGTCCACGATGTCCCTGCCCTTCTGGATCAGCGTACCCAGGGCGTTGACGATCCCGGTGGCCAGTGTCAGGATCAGCTCCAGCGCCGCCTGAATCAGCATAGGAGCTGCTTTGACGATTGCCATCACGAGGCTGGCAATGATATCCGGTGCCTTCTCCAGCAGCTTGGGGAGCGCCTGAATGAGCCCGTCCGCCAGGGCGACGATCAGAGTGATGGCCGCATTGACCACCAGGTCAAGGTTATCGATGAGGGCGTCAACTATCGTGAGCACCGCGTCCACGGTGGCAGGGATCAGCTCCGGCAGCGCGTCGGCCAGGCCCTGCACAAGGGCGAGGACAAGATCCACACCGCCCTTGACGATGGTGGGCAGGTTATCGATCAGCCCCTGGGCAATGGTGGTGATGAGCTTGATTGCCGCCTCGATGAGCTGCGGAAGGTTTTTCAGGATCCCGTCCAGCAGAGACTGGAAAATATCCGCCGCTGCGTCGATGATAAGGTCGATGTTGTCCAATAGTGCCTGGGCGATGGCGCCGATGATTGTAGCCGCCAACTGTAAAAGCTCCGGCATGTATTCCATGACGCTGTCCAGGACCTGGGGCAGAATCTCCCCCACGACGTCCGCGAATTTGCCGAGATCTCCATCGGCCGCCAGAAGGCCGTTAGTGAACTGCCCCAGGAGATCCACGCCGTCCCCCGCTAATTCGGAGAGGACCGGCAAAAGAACGGTGCCCAGGGCGTTCTTCGCGGCGGTGGTGCCCAGCTGCAGCTTCTGGAGCTGGTCGTCAAATTCCCCGAAGCTGTCCAGAGTGTCCTCGGACAAGACATAACCGGCCTCATGAGCCTGGACGGCCAAGGCCGCCATGGTGTCCGCGCCGGCCTCGATGAGGGGGTTGAGATCCTTGGCGCTTTTTCCCAGCACCTGCATGGCCAGCACATCGCGCTCAGTCTCGTCCTCCACACTGCCTAGGGCATCGATCAGCTCCCAAAAGACGGTCTCGTCGTCCCGGAGCTTGCCGTCGGCGTCCGTCACGGCCACACCGAGGGTCTTATAGGCCGCCGAGAGGTCCTTGTTGCCCTTGGCTGCCTTGGTCATGCTCTGCAAGTTTTTAGACATGCTGCCGGTGATGGTTTCCACGGAGACGTCCACCAGTTCGGCCGCGTATTGCATCTCCTGCAGCTTCTCCGTGCTGATGCCGGTGACGGTGGACATAGTGTTGATAGAGTCCGCGTAGGCGGCGCCTTCCACCGCAAAATCAGTGAGGGCTTTCCCGGCGGCCACGATGGCGGCACCGGCAGCCGCAGCCGCCGCGGCCATGGCTGCGCCGACGCCTGTGCAGATGTCGCCCAGGGCCTCCCATCCCTTGCCGCCCTCTTTGGCCTTCTCGCCACTCTCCTTGGCTTTTTTCCCGGCCGCCTCCGCCGCGTCGCCAGCGGCATCCTCGCCGCTCTCAGCGGCCTTCAGGTCGGCGGTGACGCCCTCCAGCTCCTTCTGGGTCTTCACCATCTCGGCGTTGGCGTTGTTCAACTGAATCTGGAGAGACTTGGTGCGGCTATCGGCCTCTCCGAAGGCCTGGGCGGCCGCTGTGAGGCGTTCCTGGAGGAGCTTGACCTTGTCTTCCTGCTCCGAATACGTGCGGCTCAGAACGTCCTGGCGCTTCGTGAGGGCTTCCAGGCTTTTGTCGTTCTTGTCGTATTCGGCGGAGACGAGCTTCAGCTCGCTGCCCAGGACCTTCAGGCTTTCGTTGGACTCCTTCAGGGCCGCCTTGAACTCTTTTTCTCCGTCCAGCCGCAGATTTGCGCCGATGGTCGTCGCCATAGCCGATCACCTCCATGGGGTTCGCCCGCGGGTGGCTCAGGCCACGTCCGCGGGCATGATTTCGTCGATGTAATGGTCTCGTTTGGGGCTGGCGCGGCCGATCCAGATAAGGTGACAGGCCACCTGGTCCATCAGGTGGCCCATGGGCATGAGCCACACTTCCCTCTCCGGACGCCGCAGCAGCGTCACGCCGCAGTAGATCAGCCGGGCGAAGAACTCTCCGGATCCTGCCCGGCCTCCGGGTTTTTTGCGTCGTCGTCTTCGGTGGGCACCTCGCGCCCCATGCCCAGGGCCATGCAGCGGAACATGGTGGACCGCAGACCAATCATGTCTCCCGGCGTCAGCACCAGCTCCAGGATCTCCGGAGGCGGAGGCGTCAGCTGCTCCTGCCGCTCCGGATGCAGGTAGTTGTCCAGCTCGCAGCCCTCCCGGAGGAGCAGCGACAGGAGCCAGAAAAGCGCATCCAGCTGCTGACCGATGGTCTGGGCCTTCAGCGCGTCGCCCACCTCCGCAAGGCCGCCGTAGCGCTCCACAACGGCCTTGGTAGCCCGCATGGTGAGGCACATGGGATATTCCCGCCCCGCAATCAGGCAGGGCACACTGCGTTCGTCCATCAGCCGCCGCCTCCGCCGCTGTCCTGCGTGGAGGGCGCCGTGGGCTCATAAACGGAGCTGAACCAGCCGGAAATGGTGGTGGCGTCCGCCGTGTCCGGATCGCCGAAGGCCCGCCAGGGATGGCGGCTGTTGTAGTCCGGCTTTTTCCGGCGGTTGATGGTGCCCACGATGCTGAGGTTACTGAAGCTGACGTTCTCGCCCTTGGTGGCGTAGTTCTTGTCCGGCACCGTGAACTTCACGCGGTAGAGCCAGACATACTCATAGGTGTGGTTTGCCCGCAGGCTGCGGAAACCCACGGCAAACAGGTTCGGCGAATCCTCGTCGGCGGCGACCAGGATGCCCTTGCCGTCCACGGTGGCGCCGGTGAGATCCGCGATCATGGCGGGAGTCAGGCCGGCGGCGCCGATGGTCATGGTGCCGTCGATGAACTCCCGGACTTCCTCCCAGGTGCCGTCGTCGGCGTAGTTCTTGACCGTGGCGATATTGAGGGAGAAATCCGCGCTCTGCACCCCGGGCGCAGCCACGGGGCTGCCGTAGGTCTCGTAGCCGGTCTCCGACGCCTCGGTAATCTTGGCGAAATAGAGCTTGTCCAAACCGATGGTGGACATGGTTCGATCACTCCTTGTTGAAAATCTCATCCAGCCGCTCCTCCACGGTGCGGCGGATGGTCTCCTCGGCCTCTTTGCGGCCCTCCTTCAGGGCGGGCGCCCACCAGGGGGCGGGCGTCTGGCCGCCCCTGGAGCCCCGGTGGCCGTGCTCCAGGATGTTGGCCACCATGGCATTGGTGGCGGTGTAGTATCCGCCGCCCTTCGAGCTGCGGCCGACGCGGCGGGAGGGCTGGCGCGCCCGGGGCTCGCCAAAGCCCACCTTGATGTCATACGTCCCGTTTTTGAGGATCCGCATGGGCGTCGTGCCGAAGCTGGAACGCAGCTCGCCGGTGCCTCGCTTGGGGTAGTATCGCGGGAAGGACAATGCGGTGGCCAGCCGCCCGGCGGCGGCCGTTTGCAGGGATCGGGCGCCGCCGGTGAGGGCGGCTTCGGCGATGTTGTCGATCTCCGCCCCCGCCTGGTTCATGCGCCGGATCAGGTCGTCCGGCAGGTTGACTTTGCAGGTGGCCACTCAGATCACCACCTGGAAGGTGTAGAGGTAGATCTGGCCATAGCTGCCGCTCTGGTCGGTCTCCCGGATCAGTGTGTCAGAAATGGCGTCACATGCCTCCTTGATCGCCGCCCGCTTCGCTAGGCTGTCCGACGCCAGCGGGCAGCAAAAGTAGACGCTCACCTCAGCCACCCTCGGCCCGTTCGCGTCGTCCCCGACATCGCCGGGCCGATCGGTGATGTTGAAGGTGATGTATTCCCGCCCCGACTCCGGATCCAGGTTGAAGGGCACGGTGCAGGGGGCGATAGCGTCCAGGGCTGCCTGCAGGGTGGAGTTCAGGGTGGGATTATCGGCGGTGTTCTCGGTTGCGCTCATACGGCGTCCTCCAGTCTTGTGACAGTCACTTCCATCCAGTGGCCGCGATCGTCCACGTTGTCGATGCTGACGATCTCCCAGTCCTCCCCGCCCTTGCGGACGATGCAGGTGGGCGTGATCCGCGCGTCATAGCGGCAGCGGAGCGTAGCCTTGTCACGGAGTCCCAGCTCCTGGGCCTGGAGGACCTCGGCCCCGTGGGCGTTTTTCCACTGAACATAAAGGGTGTAGCCCAGGGCATCAGCGGTGGTGGGCACGACAAAACCGTTGGCGTTCTTGGCCTTGGTAACGGCCAGAACCGTCACCGGCGTCCGGAGCTGCCCCGCATCCAGGTGGATCATCCGCCCTCACCTTCCTCCGCGGCCTCGCCCCCGGTGTCCGATTCGGACACCGCTGCGGCCTGCGCGGCCAGAGCGGCCTTCCGGCAGCGTTTCTGCTCCTGGAGGATGTAGTCCGCCAGCCCCTCCGGGATGGGAGCGCCGCCCCGGTTGTCGTAGTAGTGCAGGGTCAGCGCTTTGGCACAGAGGCCGTAGCCCTCTGCCGTCGTCAGATCCTCACGGACGCCAGCCCCGGCCAGATAGTCCTGCGCCATGGCGAGGTAGGGCGCGATAGTCGCGTCCTCCTCGCCTTCGGCGTGCATATATGCTTTTACTTCGGCGATATCCAGCGCCATGGCCTTATGCGCTCACCACCATGGTGGGCTCCACCGCCGGGAGATAGAAGGGCCTGGCGATGGCCACGCAGGAGCAGATCACGTCACTGCCGGCGTCGTGGGTGATCTCCGCGCAGTAGAAGCGCTTCTGGTCCCCGGCCACCTTGATGCTGGCGCAGCCGGTGGCCTTGGCGATGGCGCCGTCCCCGGCGGTCTTGGTGCCGGTGGCCACCACAGCGGCGTTAGTGCCGGTGTCGTCGTCGGCGGCGTAGATCTTGATGGTCATGGTCTTGCCGGCGGCCAGGGTGGCCATGCTCCAGAGGAAGGCGATCTCATCCACGCCGGAGCCGTCCACATAATCGCTCTTGGTAGCGGTGGCGGTGGCGATGCTGGCCGGAGCCTTCACGCAGCGGATGTCCAGTTCTTCATGCAGTCTGTTGCTCATGTCGAGTCTCCTTTCTTACGCCCGGGCTGCCAGGGTCACGAAAGCGCTGCGGGTGTTGGAGCTGTTGGCCAGGGTGATGGGGGCGTTCTGCTTGGGCGCGCCGCCGCAGCGGAAAACCATGCGGAAGCACTGCTGGTCCGTCAGCCACTGCACGTGGATGCTCCAGCCCATGCGGGCGGTGCCCTTAGTCAGCAGGATGTACTGGCTGGGGTCGATCAGCAGGATGTCGCCCTTGCTGCCGATGGCGGAGCAGTAATCCTCGAAGATCACGGGACGGGTCAGGATCCGCTGATAGTCCAGATCCCGGTAACCGCCTTCCGGATTCCACAGGAACTTCTCCGCGCTGCCGTCGTTGGACTTGATGCTCAGGCCGGGCAGCTGCTCCTCCAGATCGGGGTGCATGACCCAGACGGAGTTGCGGCGGAAGCGGGCATGGTGGCGGTGCCACATCTTGTTGACGTTGGCGCCCGTCAGAGTGCCGGCGGTCTGGCCGCTCTCCTTGGCCACGGTGATCAGGGCGCTACCGTTCAGGACGCCCAGAGGCTTGCCCGCGCCGTCGCCGTCGATGACCGCCTTGGTCAGCACGCGGGAGCCCGCCAGGGAGAAGCCCCGCTCGAACAGGCCGGACATAAAGGGGGCGTCCTCCAGCAGCTCCTCGGTGACGTAGCCGAAGCCCATCATCTTGTCCAGCTCCAGCTTCATCTCCCGGAAGGCGGGCTTGGTGGCGGCCACGGTGGCGCCCTCAGAGGCCCAGTACATCTGGATCCCGCCGAAGACGCTGCTGCTCACGTCGGTCTCGTTGACGCTGAGCCACTTGGCGCTGTTAGAGTTGGCGCCTACGGTGTAGCGGTCGATCCGCCGCAGCAGCTCGCTTTCGCTGATGGCGCTCTCCATGATCGCCCCGGCGAAATCCGTCTGCACGGCGAAGCCGCCGTCCGCGCCGGTGCCCTCGTTGCCGCCCAGGACAGCGTCGTTGATCCGGGCCAGGCGGTTGTCCTGCTTCAGGGTGGTGGCCGCGTCGTGGATGGCCTTCAGCTGCTCGCCGAAGTTCCGGAAGGGACGCACCTCATCGGCGGGGTTCTTGGCCGGGGCGGCAGGCTTGCTCTCCGCCTCCAGCTCCGCAGCTTCAGCGCTCAGAGCCGCCTGGCGCTCCACGACGGAGATCTGATTGGAGATCTTCTCCGCTTCGTCCTGCTTGGCGGTGACTTCGTCATACTTACCCTCGTTCATGAGGGCTTCCGCGTCCTTCAGCAGCTGGGCCTTCCGGGCGCGCAGGTCGTTCAGGGTCTTCGCGTAATCCATTGCTTTATCAATCCTTTCGTCATAGTTGCCTCCCCTTGCAGGGGAGGGCGACCGCAAAGCGGTGAAGAGGTTTCTCCGCCGCAGCGGTTGATTGATTACATCAGCTCCAGCTGCCTCTGCCGCAGCCGGGCCAGGGTCTTCTGCTTCTCCGCCGCCAGGTGGGCCTGGTAGTCGGCGCGCATTTTGTTGGTGATCCGGGGCATGAGGCCCGCGGAGGCCACCATGGTCACGATGGGATCGTCCGCCTCGCCCTCCCAGGGGAGGACTTCATCCAGCAGGCCGTAATCTTCGGCGGCCTGTTTGGAGCTTATCCAGATGTCCTTGTCCATCAGCGTCCCCAGGGCGCTGCGCTCCGCGCCGCTGCGCTGGGTGTAGATGTCCAGGATGGCGTCCCTGGCGTTTTTGGCGCTGTCATAGGCGCCCTTCAGCTCCTGATAGTCGCCCTGGGCGCTGAGGCTGGGATTGTGGACGCAGATCAGCGCCCCGGTCTCCGCCTGGCGCACCGTCGCCCCCTGCAGAAGCACCGTGGCGGCGGAGGCCGCATAGCCCTGCACCAGGGCCACGGTCCGGCCGGCATAGCGCCGCAGCATGCTGTAGATCTCCGTGCCCACGGTGAGGTCGCCGCCGGGACTGTTGATCAGCAGGGTGACTTCTCCGCCGTTCGCATCAGCAAGAGCCCGCCGCACGTCCTCGGGACAGGTGATGTCCTTGTAGCCGTACCACCGCAGGATGTCCGCATAGTCGTTGTCCACGAGCTCGCCCCGGATATTGATTTCAGGCATCAGCTTTCATCTCCTTCCTCGCCCACAGGCGCATAATTCTTCGAAAACCGGTAGATCTTCCCCATGCCGCCCGGCAGGGGGCTCATGTCCTCCAGGGCGCGCACTTCGTCCGGGTTGAAGACGGACATGGAGATCATTTTCTCGTAGAATTGCGCCCTGCTTTGGCTGTCGCCCCGCAGGAGCGCGTTCAGGTTCTTGTGGAGGTAAATGCCCGCCTCCCGGTCTTCGTCGCTGAGCAGCTTCCAGGTCCACTCCTGCTCAATCTGCGTCACCGGGGGCGTCAGGGTATTGGTGACGAAATCCAGCTGCTGCTGCTCGTTGCTTTGGTAGCTTTGCTTCCCGGCCTGGAGCATATAGGCGGGGATCCCCGTAAATCGGGAGATCTCATCCACGCTGAAGGCCCGGGCCTCCAGGAGCTGGCTGTCCTTCTGGCTGATGCCCAGGGGGGTGTACTCCATGCCCCGGTCCAGCACCGCCACCCGGAAAGCGTTGTCCAGGCCCCGGCTCATCCGCTCGAAGTCGCCCCGCACCACCTCCCTGACGTCTTCGTCCAGGCTGGTGGCCACCTTCACCACGCCGGAAAGCCGGCTGCCGTTGGTGAAGAATTTGCGGTTATACTTCTGCGCGGCGGCGTCGGTGCCCATGCTCTCCCGGGCCATGTCCAGCATCCCCAGCCCCTGATAGCCGTTGAAGCTCTCAAAGCGGAAGATCAGCAGCTCGCTTTCGCTGAAAGCCCTAGTCAGGCGCTCGCCCCCCGGCGTATCGGGATCCACGCTGAAGAAATACCAGACCGCGCCGTCGTCGGGGTTCACCTGCCGGGTGTAGCCCGCGCTGGGCAGGGGGAAGATTTCCCGCACCCGGCCTGTCCGGTCTCTCCGGATGGCGCCGAAGCCCGTGCCGTGCCAGAATGCCTGGCTGACGATGGCCCGCTCCGCCGTAAACTGTCCCATTTGGGAGTTGTACCGGGTCTTGAGGATCCGGGCGATTTCGTGGTCCGGCTCCAGCCGTTCATCCCCCACCCGCTGCCGCACCTGCCAGGGCAGCACCGCGATGCTGTTGCAGAAGATGCGGTGGGCGGCGGCCACGGCGGCCAGGCGCATGGAGGTGGTGGGGTTGATGGCGCTCTCCTCGGTCAGGTCCCGGAAGAACTCCTCCGCGTCCTTCAGCGTGGTGTAAATGGTGGAGGGGTCCCGGTTGGCGTGGATGCCGCGTTTCAGAAGCATAGGATCACCTCGAAAAAAGATATAGAGCCCCGGCAGGGAGCATAAGCTCCCGGTCGAGGCTCAGGCACTAAAGCACAGGCACTTGCATATGGAGTTGGAGGGCTCCTCCGTGTCCGATTCAGACACAGAGGGAGCCCGGCAGCCTTTGGGAGAGGATTCCCTGGACGATCCACGCCCGGCGGCGATCCGGCTGCCCTCCGCCGCCTACCGATCAGGAAGGAGGAAACAATGGCTCATGCGCCAACCGTCCCCATATCAGCTGCCGCCGTCGTCGATCAGCAGGGCAAAGGCCACCAGGACCGCGCCGGCGGCGATGATCCCGGCGGGCCGGTAGATCTCCCAGGCGCCCCAGCTCACCAGCGCGCCTCCGCCCAGGAAGCACAGGTCGTTCAAAACGCCCCGCAAAAACTTAATGATCTTCTTCATATTCTCCTTTTGCCTCCCCTGGGGGAAGGTGCCCCCGAGGGGGCGGGATGAGGGGACCCGCCGCAGCGCCCTCACATCATCACCGCATATCCCCGTCGCCGGATGGCGTCATTAAGGTCCGGCTCATCGATGGCCACCAGCAGCCGGGCCAGGGCGTTCAGTAGCGCCGCCAGGGGGTCGATGCGCTGGCTGTCGTCCTTGTGCCTTTTCGATAGCTTAATGTCGCCGAAGTTGTTTACTACCTCCACCGCGTTCCCGCAGCACCAGAGCAGCAGGGGGTTGTATTCCACCACCAGCTTTCCCTGGAGGATCAGCTCCCGGAAGCGCTTGGTCGCCTGGTTCAGGCCCGCGCAGGTCTGGGGGATCTCCACCACGCTGTCCTCCCCCCGGGTCTCCCGGATCTTCAAAGCGAGGTCCGTGGCATTGTGGCCGTCGTAGTCGATTTCTTTGATCCGCCAGCCGTGGTCCCGTTCCCCCTCGCAGATCCAGTTGTCCACATAGCTGTTGTCCGTCACGTCGCCGGGAGTGAGAGTGCAGTAGCCATCGGAAGCCCAGGTGATATAGGGCACCCGGTCCGTCCGCTCATGCTTGGCTGCGGCGTTCTCGGGGAGAAAGCCGTGGACCTTCACGGCGATCCGCCCGTCCGGGAGATTCCAGCAGGCCCCTGTCCCGCTGAGGTCGATGCGCTTGCCCAGGTCGTAGCCGCACCAACACTCCCGCCCGTCTGTCAGCGCCGCAAATTCCTCCCGGCCGATGCAGAGGCCCCGCAGGGCTTCCAGCTGCTCCGTAGTGAGGTATTTGTTGGTGTTGGAGGCGTCCGCCTGCCAGAGGCAGCAGCGCCGGGTGAGGAACATCCGGATCTTGTCCGCGTCCCCGCTGCCGTAGGCCAGCTCGCATTCGGTGCGGATCTGCTCCCGGAGGATGTCTCCGTAAACCCCCGGGTAGCGCAGCACGGGATTCGCCCGGAGCCAGGCTTCCTGGTCCTGGGGGTCGTCCGTGGGCTCCAGCTCCCGAAGCATGACGAAATATCGGTCCGACCGAAGATCCCCCTGCAGGATCTGGCGGCACAGCAGCTCCTCCTTGTAGCAGGGCTTGTTGGCCGCGTCGTCGCCTGCGGTGGTGATGATGTCCAGCAGGGGCTGCGTCCGCTTGCCCAGGCTGTTCAGGCCCAGGTCGTGGATCGTGGCCACCTTATGGGCGTGATATTCGTCCAGGCAAAAGTAGCTGGGGGCAGCGCCGTCCTTGTTCCCGGTCTCCTTGCTGAGCTTGGTCATCTGCCCGCCCCGGGTCCGGTGCTCCACGTAGGTCCGGCGGATGTAGAGCCGGCGGGCGATCTCCGGGGAAGCCTCCGCGATCTTCGCCGCGTCGCCCCACACCCGGCCCGCCTGGTCCTTGTCCACGGCGGCGCAGTAAACCTCCGGCTCCTGTTCATAGACGGCTTTCTCCGGCTGATAGGGCGGATAGAGGGCGTCTGCCGTCATGTGGTAGAGGCATTTTGCGCTGTTCTCGGTGCTCTTGACGTTCCCCCTGGCCCGTTTGTTGTATGCCTGGGTGAAGCGGCGGACGCCGGTCTCCCGATGGACCCAGCCGTACAGGCACCCCTGGTCGAAGATCTGCCAGGGCTCCGGCTCGATGGGCTGCCCAGCCATGGGGCCGCGGATCTGGATGCACCGCCGGAAGAACTCCAGCACGCGATCCGCCCGCGTTTCATCGAACACCCAGGGGAAGTCGTCCGTCCCCTGCCTTTTGAGGTCGTCCAGGTGCCGCTGACAGGCCAGAATCTCCCAGCGGCAGCACACGCTGCGCAGCTTGCCCTGGGTGACCTGTTTTGCATAAATACTCACCGGATGGTGAAGCCCGGAGCTCGCTCTCATATCAGTCACCGAAAAGCGGGTCCTTCGGCCCCGTGGCAGCGGAGGGATCCGGCGGCAGCCCCAGCTTCGTCCGGCCGCCGGGCGTCAGGCCCAGTTCCTTGTAGTAGCTCAGGGCCGCGCTGGAGAGGTCCATCCAGAGCACAAGCATGGGGTTCCTGGTGGGATTGGAAGCCCCGCCCTTGTTGGTATAGGCCACCACCGGCTGCGAGCCGCTGTCCTTGTACTGCTTCTCCGCAGCGTCCCGCTGCACCAGGATCTCCGCCAGGGCCTGAATCGGCGCGTCGAAATAGTTCTGATAGGTCCCGGCGGCAATGCAGGCGTCGCGGATCTTTTTTGTCCAGCCCTTGACCGTCTTGGGGTTTCCCATTACCAGGGCCGCAAAAAAGATC